CCTTTACCACCGATACCAACTGGCCAAGAGACTGCCTTGCCAGTGCCTACAGTCTTCTTCCACTCAGGAGAGAAGGCAGACAGGGAGTTGGTGAATCCTTTGGTAGTGCCACTACCATCAGAGCGATGGACTGTAGCAATACGTTGGTCAGCACAACCGAAGTAAGACCAGTTATCAATCTTGCCAAGGAAGACATCAGCCAATTCAGTCTGAGTCATCTTGACTTCACATCCAGGGTTGTTGTAGGTAGGGACGATAGCACCACCAGTCATGGGAATGTGGACCATACCTTCAGCAGGTTGCTTAGCATCAGACACGGCACCATCGCTGGCACCGAAGTCAACAGTCTTTGCTTTGAATTGACGGACGCCAGCACCACTACCAACTGCTTGATAGTTTACTTGGTTGCCTGTATCCTTAGCAAAGTTTTGAAGCATGTTGTTATACAACATGGCAGGGAAAGAAGCACCAGCACCATTCAGTTTGAATGGCTCTTTGACTTCTGTCGTCTCGGTGGAAGCGCAAGCTACCATCATGGGCGCTGCCAAGGCGGCAGCTGCGATTGCTTTGAGTTTCATATTTAGTTATCAGAACTTGTACTTGGTGCCGACTTCAACTTTCCAGTCACGGGTGCTGTCAGATTGGAAGATGTTCTCCCACTTGCCATAAGCAGAAAAACTATCAGTAATCTTTACCTTACTTCCAACTTCGAGAGCAGTGAAGGTTTCGTTTTCGCCAGCATCGGGAGCAGTAACGCCAAGACCACCTTCAATATAGGGTGCGAAACGACCAGTTTTCCATTCGTATCCGACACGTCCTTGGTGGACTGCCTTCGAGTAGTCATCATCGGTGCCTTTAAATTCGTGCTTGGACTCTACATAGGGTCCTGCAAGGGCAGGAGTCGCCAGTGCAGACATTGCCAGTGCGGCTAGTGCGATTGCTTTCATTTGAAATACCTTTGTGTGTTTTGCTTTGTCCTTAAGACCCTTAAATTATACAGCAAGTATCTCCCTGTGTCGTTAAGGGCGAGTTAATGTTTGGGTCGTATGAACAAATCGATATATTTAGAGGGGGTTAACGTAATTTTAATGCTCACTACGGCACAAAAAAAGACCCCTTGTCAGGGGTCACTGAAAAATCAAACTATAATAAGTAGCGATGACTAAGAGGGTCAAGCAGACCCTCTCATATGTCCACCTCAATCTTCTTCAGCAAGGCGAGCGAAGTAGGACAGTGCATCGTCCTCATCCTCGGTAGCAGCAGGTGCTGCTGGTGTGATGTCGGCGTCATTGAAACCAGCATCCGTCTTGCGACTGCTGAAGTCGGGAGTGAAACTACCACGACCTTCGCTTTCGTCCTCCAGCTCCTCATCGAGGGTGCGGGTGACCTTTTGGCGTGCGACCTGGGGAGTCTGAGTGACACCCAGCACCAGATTCAGACGCTCCTCCAACTCCTCATAGGACTTGAAGTTTTCCTTGGCAGTGAAAGCAGCGAGCGAGTGCTCGGACTTCCAGATTGCTTCCAGTTGGGAATCATCTGCAGCGAGTGCAGTCGGTGCTGCAAACTCTGACTTATCATAATTCCAATACCCCGCGACGTTGGTAATCTTCAGTTTGAAGTTAGCACCTTCCCACATATCAAACGGGTTGATAGGGGTCTCGTCCTCAAACTCAGGTTGCATTGCTGCCATAATCTTGTCAAAGATTTTCTTACCAAACTTATACAGTTTGACTTGACCTTCGTTTTCAGGGTTAGCACTGTCCTTGACAACATAGATGTTGGCATAGTAGGACAGTTTACGCTTCTGCTTACGAGCAGTTTCCTTGTCGGCATCGCTGCCGCTATTCCAAAGACGGCGATTGACCTCGCCCACAGGGTCCTTGCCACCGTTGGTGGTCAGGGAGTTTTCGATATACCATCCGCCAGGACCTTGGAAGGCATGACTATACAGTTTTGCCCAAGGCACTTCTTCTCCCTCGGGAGCAGGCAGGAAGCGGATGATTGCAAACCCATTGCCAGCGGAGTCAACACTGGGCTTCCAAAGACGCTCATCGCCATTGGAATTGGAGTTTGTTTTCTCAAGCTCCTTCGTCAAAGTTGCGAAGGAATTTTGAGACTTGCGCTTAAGATCAGCAAAAGACATAGGATTCTCGGATTAAGTTGGATTTGGTTTGTGTGACGCCTGTATCACTCGGTCATTATAACAGGGCAAAAGGTCGGCGTCAACCCTTTGCCTCTAACTCTGCCTCAAACTCATCGAGTTTCTGCAGCATTGCACCCATAAGGTTGCGGACATCATCGGTGCCCCACCATCCGTAGAGTAGTTTGGCACCTTCTTCGATGTCTCTCGCCATGTCCTTTGCCCTAGGGTCATCGGACAGTTTCATTCTAGTATAAAAGACTTGTTGTTTTTCAATCAGAGCACGCACAGTATCAATATATTCTTTGGCATCCTCTTTCGTGCCCTCCAATGGCGTTGCCAATGTGAGTTGCATTGCTTTCATTTGCAATGCTTCCATTTCTTGCGCCTCTTCGCGCACGATATCTGAGTCGAAAAAATCAGTCATACTAGCATTAGTTTTGCTCTGGACGTTTTCTTGATGAAGTTGAGCTCTTGAGCATCATGCTTCAATTTTTCTTTGAGAGGTTTCGTGATGAGTTTAGGCACCGTTTCAACCTCAATGTTATTTACATCACAATAATGTAGGATAGCATCAATATAATTCATTTCATTATAAGACGCAATCTTCTCTACATCTTGAGAGAATTTTGCAGCAGTCATAAATCTATCCTCTAATATGTCTCCTTTATTCATAGGTTTTTTTGTAGTGGTCTCTATACCCGATGAGTTTCTGAAGGTATTCCTTCTTTGGTGTTTCTACAAACACCTGAGTGTCTCCGCTTTCGCAAGCGATGATGGTTACTATTTTATTTACTTTTAGTTTGTATCTTTCTAGCAGCATACATGCGTATGCTGTTTCTTGTATCAGGTAATCTTCAATCCACTGGAGCTTCTTCTCTTTCGCTGATGTCTTAAAGTCGATGATAGATAACTCACCATCAAATTCAGCGATGCAATCTACGCGCCCCGCTATCTCCAAGTGGTCTGAATATAGTGCTACCTCTTGCGCGTAGATATTATTGATACGACTTAGAGTTGGTTTAGTATTCTTAAACATCATCAAGGGTAAGTGCTTACCCTCAAATCTTTTCTCGTCGTATTTATTATTTAGCCAGTCTTCACACATGAGGTGGAAGTCTGTGCCGCGTGTTGCGGCACGGGTAGAGACACGATTTGCTTTTTCCTCACCCACTCTGCGCCGCCACTTCGCAATGCCTGCTTTCTTTTCAGGATTGCTACCAATGACTGTAGTGATAGAGGGATACTTACCACCAGACGGGGTGAGATAATATCTCTTCCCGTCAATCATTTCGGTATCCATTTCGATTGGGTCTTTCAACGGCACATGATGAAAAAGCATCTTAGAGTCCTAAATTTGTTTTACTAATGAGATAACTACGGACAAGTCCGCTACGAACAATGTCCTCAAGTTGAAACTCTACGGTTGCAAACTCTTCCATCGTCTCGATGATACGCATGAAGTCAATGATTCCATTACGCTCATGGGTTTTCACAAGGTCAGACTGCCTAACGTCTCCACAGAAAATAATCTTGGAGTCCTGTCCGACACGGGTGATGATACTATCCAGCTCGTGGAAGTTTAGATTCTGCATCTCATCGATGAGGATGATTGCATTGTCCAGTGTAGTGCCACGGATGAATGATGTAGACCAGAAAGAAATGGTTTCCTGTGCCTTCAGATTGTAATAGAGTTGGTCAAACTCTTGGTCTGAAGCCATCTCAAACATATATTTTACCATATTCTTATAAGGAATCTGGTATAGGGATGACTTATCTTCATGGTCTCCAGGTAGGAAACCAATCTCGCGTGTGGATACTAGAGACCTTACAATATAGACCTTCTCGTAAGGCGTCTCCTCATTGAGAACATCCTTGAGAGCGAGATATAAAGCGATAAATGTCTTGCCAGTGCCTGCACACCCGTAGCCAAACATGTTTTTGTCTTTGGCATACTCTTCAAAAAATATACGTTGGTTGTCAGTAAGCGGCTCA